AGTACTTCATCACTAACAAACAGTACTTCATCACTAACAAACAGTACTTCATCACTAACAAACAGTACTTCATCACTAACAAACAGTACTTCATCACTATCTTATTAGTTAGTGAAGATCATCTCCGTTTGTAAAAAGTACTAAAGTGTGTAAACAAAAACAGTACTTCAAAATTTACACACTACCATTTTTGGAAAAAACATCTTCTTCTTTGTTAACAGTATAGTACTTCATCACTAACAAACAGTACTTCATCACTATCTTATTAGTTAGTGAAGATCATCTCCGTTTGTAAAAAGTACTAAAGTGTGTAAACAAAAACAGTACTTCAAAATTTACACACTACCATTTTTGGAAAAAACATCTTCTTCTTTGTTAACAGTATAGTACTTCATCACTAACTGTCATTAACAGTACAGATCATCTCCGTTTGTAAAGAGTTGGTGTTGAAAGGTATTTTTAAATCAAAGACATATTCAGGAATAACTATCGATATTGCAAAGACTACACTTCAGAAGTTTATCCGTAGATGTTTGTGGATGAAAGTTTACAGGTGGCTTTTTAACTTTTCCAGTTTTCATTGATTGAAGGTGGTAAAGCAATAGTTACTAATTTTTGCAATAGTCTATGTGTTATCGCTGCGGAGGATATTGGTATGGCTAATATTCCATTGGTATATGATGTTATTAATACATTGTTGATTCAAAGGAATATATCCTCAGCTACCGTATATGATCTTGTGTATAGACTGGCAATAAGTCCAAAGAGTCGACTGTGTTCACATCTTTCAAGAGCATATATGGCAAGCAATAAGGAATTAAGCAGGAAACATGTTTTGAACATAGGGACCACATCTGACGATACTAATGAGGTGGTGTATGCAGAGGACTTTTTTTTTTAAAACTGGAGATAATCTTCCCGATGAAATGATAGCATATGCAAACCTGTTCATCGAACGTGTTCAAAAACATGATTTCAATGCTTTTGTATGGTTACAGGAATATACATATAATTGTTCATTACATAAATATAAGGTACGTGCTTGAAATAGGCGAACAAAAGCAGAGGTAATCATTTGGCGTATGTTGGAAACAGTTACGACACCAATCTCCGATCTTAATGTGAAAAGTGTGGAGTATTATATACAGGGTGATTTTGAACCGTTAACAATACCTGAATGGGTTCCAGATATTCACACATGTGCACAGTCACGAGATTCATCAACAGTAAGACAATTTCGTCGAGTTGGAGCACTGGTAAATAATGGGGATATGAGATTTTTGTGACAAACAGTTGAAAGCCATATATGAAGCTTAGGATGATATGATCGAGCAAAGTGTTTAATTAAACACTTTGAATATATTTTATTAGTATACAATACTACAGTTTGGTGCATCTGCAACTGTAATAATATATGTATATGGCCACTTTGCTTTGTAATACAAGACTAGCAGTACTACATATGCAACAATGGCAAAGAAAACTGTTGTGATAAGAATAATTGTTTGAACTGCTGCCATTTACTTAGTTACGAAAAAGTCTACATTGCCATCGATTTGATGGTCATCCGTGCATGCCCATGCATTGTCGCTGGCTTCTAGCAATGCTTTGTTAATATACAGAAACAATGAATCTGTACTGAAGGTAACACTGAATAGAATTCCAACTGGAACCACATGTGTGCCACATTTACTGACTATTGATGCATTGATATATCGTTTGTTGATATTGTGAAAATGTTTGGCAATATTCTTATCGAAGTTACAGTGTTTGAGTTCAAAGATAACCACTTCACAATTGGAATCAACAGGAACAAAATTATTGCCATTAATGATAATATGATAGAGATCCTTACATTTCTCATGTCGTTTACCACGTTCTTTACATTTTCTACACATTTACATTGGCTAGAAATTATTCACACAGATAAAAAATACGATATCCGAAGTGATCATTACATTCGGTAATATTTTTAATATGTTCGTGACGTGTTTGTGTTTCCAACATGGTCAGGTTTTTATTGTCCAGGGGATATAACTCAACCAAGCGAGGATATTTTTTTGTCTTCAACAGGTTACTGTCAAATTCTTTGGTGTTGTTACCTCGAACCTCTCCATTGATAACTTTGAAGCGTTCAAAGTGTCCACAACAGAGAGATAATAAAAACATGTATCTATCCTGCAATGCATTGGAACGGGTGATTTGACTGGTGAACGCAACAGTATTGTCAAAGATATTAGAATAGGTAGCTGGTAGACACGTGTCAATATTTTCCGGGTTGATGTAGAGTATATCAGTTAATTGAACAAGGGATGTAACAGCGGTTAGAGGTGATGAAAAGCTAACACCACCATCTGCATAATAGTTACCTTTGAAGGTAACTTGATCATACACAACAGGTACTGCAGAGGTGGCTCGGAGGATTCGTTCAAAGATTAATGTAAACTCGGAATCCGGTAAGTCACCGAGGAAGTGCACTTTGTTAGAAACACCTAGATAATTGAGCGGTCCCTGAGTATTTGCAAGTATTGAATTGGTGCTGGTAGCAGTTGTAAATAATTCCGTCTGACCCACAGAGGTATTGTAAGCGTTGATGATAATCTCATTCCTGCGGTATTCATCTGGAGGTGCACTGGTGATAAGCTTGTAATATTTTTCAAGTCCAGACCCTAGATTATATAAAAATGGAAATTGTAACGCCTGAAAATATCCTAGATAGTGCTTTTGGAGCACACTGGTATCCCAAATACCGTCCAGTTCTTCCTTCCACTTGTTTGCATTCCATTGCACCTGAACAGCATTTGCTGCCACCATGGCGCCTCCAGAGGCGCCTAGAGTTACTTTGGGTTTATAACCAGAGTTTGTAAGATTTATTAAAATTCCTATTTGGCTTGTGAGTGCCTGACCAGAAACGGGCATAACGAGAGTCTTGGGTAGGTTTGAAACTGTTTCACAACCTACTGTTCGGTTACAGTCACGTTGCAAACAAATACCCTCAAATACATCAGAAGCGACCTTAACGTTAAACATCATCTCTTTTATTAAGACTGGAATTTATATCATTGATAACTTTGCGTAAACTGTCTTCCAGAGTTGGTGGTGGTGGTTTCAAAATCCTCTGTGTAGCTGGTTTTAGATTGTTCTTATCAAAGGATTTGATTTCATTGGTGAATGCAGTGACGATTGGATCAACTGCAATTTTAGAAACTGGATGATTGTCAACAGCGGTTGCTGGTGTGCGTAAATAATAATACAGACCCATACCTGTGGTAATTGTTAAGGTAACTACACCTGGTAAAAAGAATGCCATTTACAGTAGCAGATACTTTTTCTACGAAAATAAATCTATGGAACACGTCCGCTATCGTTTTTTATATCCTGGTTATGATGGGTTTAAGAGCATGTTAAAATCGAATCCGGTAAATACAAGTAAAAAGTTAGCTATTTGTCTGGATTTGGATGAAACACTAGTGCGAACATTTCAGGACGTCAGAAAGCCCCGTAAATTAACACCAGATTATGAATCCAGATTTTATGAATCTGACAGGCATGGTATGTGGGGTGTAACACGACCCCATCTGCGTGAATTCCTCAGATTCTGTCGAAAACACTTTTATCCATTTATTATTTGGACTGCAGGCACTAAGGAATATGCTGAGTTCATTGTGGAGACTATCTTTACTGATGGATTTATGCCTGATGGTATATATCATTATGATCACTGCACTGTATATGACAAAACATATATTAAGGATTTAAGCCGTATATATCAAGATTGGAACATTTCTCACAGTCAACTCTTAATGATTGATAACAATCCAGATGTGTTCACACCCTTAGATAAGTATAATTTGGTTAACATTCCAGATTATCTACCCAATGTTTACGATGATGACGATGACGATGATGTATGTTTGAAGGAACTGATGATTTGGTTACGGGCAGTCAATAAGAAAAAATATGATATCCAAAAAATAAGTAAACGGAATATTTTTGAACGTTGTAATACAGAAGAATGTTTCGCATATTGATTAAGAGGAACTGAAAAAAAAAACTCATACCCTTATCCTCAAAAACAAGGATGGTTCCAAGTGATCTTCAAGATGTGTTTCAAAAATACTCCATGGTTGAGATCATCGAGGCGTATCAGGAAAACAATCAAACCATCTCCAGTGTGTCTAAACGTCTAGGTCTATTTCCAATTACTGATTCGCACACATTTGGCCTGGCATTAAAGCAGCTAGCCAATTTCTGGCTCCCAAGTGAAACCGGTTATGATAATGATCGAGTGAATATGCCACAGCTTACAGAAGAGGAAAGACAGTTATTATTGCGAACACTAGCTATTTTTTCATTCCAGGATGGTGATATTATTGAGAGCACCCTATTGGGAACTATTATGGAAGCTCCCACATTGGAGGAGAAGTTCTTCGGTATTATTAAAGCATGGATTGAAGCTATTCACGCATGGGCGTATTCGGAACTGATTGATAAGTTGGTTGTTCATCCCGAACAGCGCTTGCAGCTTCAACAGGCGGTGGAGCAGATGGAGTTCCTACGGGCTAAACAGGTACTCAATCAAAAATACAAGAGTAACAAATACTCGCGCGAGGAGAGAAGCGCTGTCACTGCTATCCTGGAAGGGGTTGGTTTTGCGGTTCTGTTCGCGGTTATCTTCTCTTTTAAGGAACGTCCCCACCCTTTGAATTTTGATGGCTTGTTCTTTAACAATCATAAGATTGCCGAGGATGAGTTTCTACATCGAACCAAGGAGGTGGAGTGGTTGCGTGGGCGTATTACCCGAGATAAATTCCTGGAAATATTGCTTGAATTTGTGCATGTCGAGGAAATGTGTGTTGATGAGTTATTACCGACACACACCAGTGTGTTGACCAATCAAAGTCTGAAGGAATATCTGTATTATACAGCAGATCGGCTGCTGATAGATCTGGGATTTGAAGCTTATTGGAAGGTGGAAAACTCGCTACCATTTATGGATAAGATTGGTTTAACAGGTCAAACCAATTTCTTTGAGCGGAAAGTGACTGAATACAGTCAGACAGTAACAGCTGTGCCAGAAACCGATGATTGGTAAAAATATGTGCATTACTTCCAATTGGAAGTAATTTATAGCTCTTCAAACCACCAAATATGAAGGTAATACCTGGTCGCTAATGGATACCTTCTCATCAACACGCACCACATCTCCGGACTTTAATGCAAACCACCGCGTGAGTGGATCGGTTAAAGACAATCGTGGAAGGACTGATAATTGCTGCTTACCTAACTCCTCACTGATTTCCTCCGGGGTGAGAATCTTGAATGGAGGCATAAGTCGATGTCTGGTTGGATCTACCAGAAAGAAATCATAGTTGAAGAGCTCAAATGTTACCATACTTGGATCAATAAGTTTGATAATTTCGGTATCAAAGGAGAAATTAAAAGGGTTACTGATGAGGATAATGTGATTGATTCCACTTTGAATCTTGACCGTAATTTTTGAAAAGGCATCGGTTAACTCGGTTTTCTTAACCTTATCACCACTTTGAGGAATATAGTAAACATATATCATGTCTGAACCTTTTCGATATGTAGCATTAAACTCATTTGGATTTAACACCGAGGTGTGTAACAATTCACGCTCAGATTTTGGTAACGTATATCCGCGATCGAGCATCATTTGGATCTGATTTCTTTTAATTTTGAACATACTACTGTCAGGTAAGTGCTTAGACGCCATTCTTCTTTAATATGGAGGAAAAGTTATTCCCTTAATAATTGAGTTAATTAACTCAATTTAATAATTTCATATTTATTTATTCCTCGTCTTCCTGTTCCGGTTCGGGATTATTCTCCGTTTCCGGCCAGAAATCCTCCTGTGTGATTTTGATGGGCGCTTTTGGTTTAAGTTGCGCTTTAATAGTTACTCCAACTGGAGGCTTGGGTTTGGTGGAGGTCACAGTTACATCATTTCCAATCACAAACCCAGATCGGATAAGCTCCTGTTTTTGAAGTTCAGTAACTGAAGGAATCAGATCTCCACTGTCATCAATGTGACCGCGAACAAGGTTTGTATCTGAGTTACTATCAACAGCAATCTTCTTAAAGATTGGAACCCCTTCAATCACATTCACCTCTGAATTATGTCGACGAACTGAAAAATGATGTGTTACTTCATCCTCATCATTTGAGGGGGTAGGTTCCCGAGCTGCTTCAGCAGCTTTAGCTTTCAGATTGAAATTAGGGTGTTTACCGCAATAATCACTGTTTGGCCTGGCTTTAAATGTGCATGGGGTTTGTGTGCCATCCTTCTTGGTAATAATAGCTTCACAGATCTTGACAGGTGTATCTGTTTTGGGTGATTTGCGCGTGTTTGTTCGTGGTTTCAAAGTGGGCAATGCAGAGGTTCGAGTGGAGATACATTGGAGGGGAATTAATTCATCCACAGTAGATGAGAGATCATACTTATCATTAACATAGTTAACGATTTGTTGCAAGAGCTCACTCAATGTGGAATACACAATTTGATCAAATTCAGTGGTAACCTCCATTTTTTTTAGTACCCAAAAATCTTATTATTAGAATCAATCTAATTCTAAAAATAAATAACTATAAATAATGTCTCTTTCAAGACCAACGTTTAAACTTAGAACTATTAAGATCAATATTTTTCATAAGACGAATTCTTTAAAAAAACTGATAATTGGAATTAGTTATTTCCTCTATCCAGAAAAGATAATTACTCCGAAATGGTTTGTCATTCTTGACTGGTATATTAAGAATGTTATCAAATTATTGCAATCGGAGAAAAAGATATCCTTCTCTAAAAGTAGCCATGAGGCATTTAAGAGGAAAACCAAGAAGGACGGGGATAATCCCATATACCGTAGTAGACAACGTTATTTATTGTCTACTAGGTGTAGACAGACAATCCAGTGATTATTCAGATTTCGGAGGTGGTCGGAAGCGCAACGAATCGTTTGCAATGGGGGCAGTCAGAGAATGTCGGGAGGAAACCGAGAATATTCTTAGTTTCAAACCCGATATGATTGAAAATTATCTTTCAATATGGAATGAGAAGATCGGGATTGTATTTGTACCTGTAATGTTAACAGATATGCAGATAAAGTCTATTGCTGAGCTTATTAATAAAAAATTAGCACAGAAGGACAACGCTGAAATGGCAAGTGTTGAATGGATCAGTTGGGGTGTATTTATCGATATTATTAAACATCAAAGTTATAAACAACATAAATTATATGAGGAAATACGTAGTCTACTCTATGATGATTTTTATCATCCAAACAGATTAAAGCATATACTTGTTAACAAATATAATTCATGTCCTCTGATAGTTACAGATTGTATTTCCGAATGATTTTTTTCTAAGGTTTAAAATGGACAATCAGAGTGAAAAACTTTCAGACGCAGCTTTCATCTACCTGTGGACATCTCTTGTTCCTAAATCTGAGGAACGCGCGATTGAGCTACGTGACAATGAGCTTTACAGAGAGATGTTCACGGTTATCTGTGTTGACAATCCACAGATCCGAAACTATTTAATGTATTCCACCAAGGCAACTGTTACTGAGATTCCATGCTATCTCGTGATGATCAACGGTCAAATTCTGACCTATTCTCCAGATCAGTTTGACAAGGTCAAGGCGCTTATTGACAGTATCTATGTCAATATTACCGAGGACTTTATACCTGTGCCCACGTCATCTTCTCGTTTATCATCCCGAAGTTCATCCCGAAGTTCATCTCGGGCGTCAGTCCGCAGTTCATCACGATCTTCAACCCTGAACATTTCAGACAGCATGTCTGTAGCTGTTTAAAAGAAAATATTTATACTATAAATGTTTGAGGAAATAACAAGTGTTGAGAACAGTTTACACCAATTGGTGCAAAAGTGGCGCGAGAGTAAGTCGGACACTCTGCTTAGTCAGATTATTATCCGTCACCAGGAGTTTGTAACCTTAATCCAAAATCTTGCTAACAGTCAGCAATATACCTTTAAGGATATTAACAATACAACTCAGATTCGCTCAGGTCCGTTTTTGTTGGTAACTTTCAACCCAACGTTGCTCCACCTAGATTTATTGCTCGCGAAGTAATTTTTTACCTAAATAAATGGCATATGAGCCATCCTTAAGTCCCCGGATTATCCTTATCACTCTAGGAATTATTTTCGTAATCGCATTTTTTGTGCTTTTGTTTATTGCTTTCACAACTTCAAACCGAGCAACAAAGAGCGAAACCAATCTTGTGGTGGTTGGAGGAGGTGTTGCAACAATACCGACTGTTAATTTCACCAATGTGTCTATCGTTAGTTCCAGTGGTTTCTGGGCGGATACAGGTGATTATACAGTCACCTTTCAACCTTCGGCAGAACAAACGTGGACGATGCAAGGGGCGAAAATATTCAACACGAGCACAGGAAGATATCTAGCGGTAGTTGATGGTATCGTTGTGCTCAGCACCCATTTTGATAACTGGGTATATACAGGTACCAATTTTCTGTATGCACTGACAACAGATATGTTTAACAAGAGTGTTCTTGTTGATGACGGTAGTGGATTGAAATTAGTTACCTATCCGTTCACTGAAGTGGTTAATGGTAATATCAAGGCTCTTTAAACAAATCTTATATGTTATTATTTCGGTAAATATATCGAAATATTCCATGGATGGATACTACCCCACACCAAACTGAATAAATTTATGAATGGATATTTCCATTAAATGTCTGGAAAGAAACTCTTTTTTGAATCCTATAAGCGTCTGAATGAAATCGACTGGAATCTTCAACGACCGAATGTGAATCTTGACGATCTGGATCTGGTTGCTCGTACTGAGTGGGTGTATGACTATGGCAATAACACTATCACTCAGCGAGATGTGGTTGGCTCTCCTGGATTGTATCACACTATTCGGGAAATTCTCGGTAATGCTGCCGATGCTATCAGTAACGCCCGTAAGAACGATGTGGATCCGGGTCATCTTGAACTTGCTATGGATGAAACCACGATAACTGTAAAGTCCTATGGAATGGGTATTGGTATATATCGAGATGATAACTCCAAAGACGGTGACAACACAGGCAAGTGGTGGCCGGAACTGTTGTTCTTTCATTTACGAACCTCCTCTAATTACGATGATAAGGTTGAGAAGGTCAAGATTGGACAAAATGGCATCGGCAGTAAGATTGTGACTATTTTCAGTAAGAGTGTGTCAATTCGAATTGTGGATGAAAGCCGCGGCCTGTGCTATGAACAGTGTGTTATGAACAATATGCGAAGCATTGGAGAACCAGTTATCACTGAATGCACTGATGAACCCTCATCGGTGCAATACAGTTATGAACTGGACTTTGCCCGGTTTGGAATTGAACATTACTCTCAGGATCATCTGGAGCTTTTTGCTCGATATGCGTTAGAGACAGCTGTTGATTCCGATGTGGATCTGTATCTGAATGGAGTGCACATTCCCCAGATGCGTCTAGATGAATTTGTGAAGCTCTTCTTTCCAAATGACAATCCATCCATGTTGTATCACAATGATCCTGAACACCGAATTAAATACTGTCTGGTAGATACTCCCTCAAAGGCCATCACTATGGGATATGTATATGGTATCCACACATTGAATGGTGGTGCGCATGTGAAAGGAGTTACTGAAAAGGTCTTACAGTGTCTGACAGAAGCTGGATTGATTGTGTTGAAATCCCGAGATGCAAAGAAAGATGCTCAAAATGAGGCTCCAAAGCTCGATGCCAATGATGTTCTCAGTGCCATGAGTGTCTTTGTGATGTTTCGCGGGTTGTCTCCCAAGTTTACAGGTGGACAGGCTAAATTAACACTGAAGTCTCCCAAACCCACAGTGGTGCTACCTGAAAATGCAGCCGCCATGTTCCGGCGGTGGAACAGCTTGCAGTATCTCAACAATCTCCTTGAAGCTAAAGACAGACTGCGGTTGAAAATAACAGATGGCAAGAAGGAACGTAACCTGGGTGAATATTCCAAGAATGTAGATGATGCAAACTTTGCTGGAACTGCCAAATCCCACATGGCCACTCTAATTCCCACTGAAGGTGTTAGTGCTAACAAATATGCCAATAAGCTCATTGATTTTCTTGGTCGGGATCTGTTTGGACGTGTTAGTCTCCGAGGTAAATTGCTTAATGTTACCAATGCAGGAACAACTCAAATCGAACACAACAATGAGATTATTATCCTCAAAAAGGCACTGGGATTGCGAGAAGGTGTTGATTACTCTCTCGATGAGAACTTTAACACACTTCGGTATGGCAAACTATTAATTGCCACCGATGCGGATGATGACGGTGCACATATTCGAAGCTTGATCGTCAATTATCTGTATGAGTTCTATCCTACGTTGATTCAGAGAGGTTTCGTCTATATATGGGAAAGTCCACAGATTCGGATAGATGTTTCAGATGGTTCCCAGTTAGCTTTCTATCGTGAATGTGAATTTGAAAACTGGCTGCAAGAGCATAATGGAGTGGTACCTACGGGACATACTGTAAGATATCTGAAAGGGCTCGCCTCAAACACAGATGAAGATGTTAGGTTTGACCATAGTGCCTTTAAAGCGATCATTCTGGAACTGGATGAGAATTCCCAAGAAGCTATGAGCATGGCCTTCAATGAACACTTCATTGATGCTCGTAAGCAATGGATTACAGAATGGGATAAAATTCCAGTCCCCTCCCCTGAGGAACGTCAAACTGTTTCAGAACTCATCTATAACGATCTAATTACATACAGTGTGCGCACTTTAAGTCGAGCCATTCCCAGATTTGACTCCTTCAAGGATTCTCAGCGAAAGATTATCTGGACAGTGTTACAAACTCTCGGATATAACAAGAAGACTATGAAAGTTAGCCGACTTGGGGCTACAGTAGCTGAAAAGACCCATTACCATCATGGAGAGACAATGTTGGGAGATACAATCTCCCGAATGATGCTAGATTTTACTGGTACCAATAACCTACCATTACTTCACAGACATGGTCAGGTTGGTGACCGTGATTCCAACACTGTCTCTGCTGGACGTTACATTGAAACCAAAGGTAACTGGTGTTTGAACTATCTGTTTCCAAAGGATGATTTCCCACTTCTCGACTATAACTATGAAGAGGGGGAACAGGTTGAGCCGAAGTTTCTAATACCTATCATTGCGCTAGCTCTCATTAACGGCACTGACGGTATCGCTACTGGTTGGTCAACCAAAACACCTAAGTTTCACCCGCTCGATGTTCTGGAATGCACACGATGTCTACTTCTGGAAAAACCAATGCCACTAATCACACCTTGGTATCGAGGATTTAAAGGTGACATTGAACTCCGCACTAATTCCGAAGGAGATGTTAACGGGTTTATCTGTCGAGGACGCTTTGAGGTTAAAGGATCCAATCGATATGGCTACAAGGTTGATATTACCGAAATACCTATTCTCAGAACATATTCCAACTATCGTAAATTTCTGGATGGACTTATTAGCGTTAAGAGTGAAGATAATAAAAAGAAGGAAAAGCAACTTACGAACTATACCAGAACAGGTAAATCCAATGACATTGTTTTTCACCTGGATGGGCTCCGCTTCGAACCTACATATACGTCACTGCAATTGGAGCGTTCCTTCTCATATGCCAACATGACCTTTTTGGGTATTGATGATAAACCAGTTCGCTTCAACAACCCTGAAGATATCATCAAAGCACATTTTGATATTCGCTGGGATTATTATGTAAAGCGACTTGAATATCAATGTCAGCTTCTTCGAGATGAGATTATTAAGATCAAGGAAAAGATTCGATATGTAACCTTAATTCGAGACAAAACCTTGGTTTTGGACGATCCCAACATTGAGGAAGTGCTTCAACAACATGGGTTTCCGGAAACTATTCTTAATGTAACTACCAAGAGTCAAACGATGAAAGGTTTTGAACAGTTACAAAAAGGGCTTCAAAAACTATATGAGAAACTTGAAGTAGCTGAGCAGCTTTCACCCAAGGAAGTATGGCTAAAGGAACTCGATGCGTTTGAGAAAGCCTACAAGTCTCACTATCACAAAGATCGTTAAAGACAACGTTAATACCAACAATTGTTGGTATTACATCCTAATTCTAAGAATAACCGATGAATACTAATCCTCTTCGAATGTATTTAAACACCGTTCCTACAGCACTCCAGCTGGTCATAAACATATATGTAACGAAGCTGGATAATTTCTCCAGGTGTATCATATAAGCTGATGGTTTATATTCCTGTGCATGTAAAGTCTTGCAATATCTATCCCACTAAGCAGATAATCACGACCGTCCTCCAATGTCACTGTATGTTGACATGGATATGATTTTAAACATATCTCAGATACATCTTTTATTATTAAAACTCAATTGAGTTTTAATTTTTCATCATCATTTATTGATCTTCGTCATCTTGATCTTGTTCCTCAACTTCCATCGTGTCTTGATCTTCGTCGTCTTCAGCTGGATGTTGGGATCGACTTGGAATGGAAACTGGTTTCTTAGGTGTAGGAACTGGTTTCTTAGGTTGAATTAGTACCGAAGCCGGTTTTTGCGGTTGGATCAGTCTTTGAGGTTGCACAGGGGCAGAAGTTGGTTTCTTGGGTTGGATTGAGGCAGAAGTTGGTTTTTGGGTACTAGGCGCTTTAATACTTACACCTGACTTGGATACAGCTGATGGTTGTGGAAAATTAGGTTGTGGCTGTGTTTCAATTGTCTTTGATGATGCTTTTCTTTTAGCATGAATTCCACAAAAAGTTCCATGATTTGCGGGATTGGTGCATTTCAAACCCTTGGTTGTAATAGCAGTGCAAGTTAACTTATCTCCAGTATCCTGGGGAGATCCCCGAGCTTTTGTTTGAGGTTTAATACCAAAAATATCTAAGAGTTCATTTGGATTCACATCCACTCCATACTTGGTTTGATAGTATTTAGCTACAGATGGAATAATGTCATTGCTCACAGAGTTTGACAAGGAAGATTTCAAGGTCGAAACAATTGTAGCCATTGTTATTCTTCTTTTTATTTTCGATTGTGTTATTTTTTATTCAATTATATTATGAGATGATTAAAAAATGGAATGGGGTCATTATTGGCTAACATTAGCAATCATTTTATTAATAATATGGTTTCTATCATGGTGGTATCAACCGTGGAAAAATTTAAAATATCGAGATATCGATGTTTCTAATTATCAAAATTTAAATTCAGAAGAATGTCAAGTAAATTCCATGCAAGAATTTACACCTGAGCCAGAATTTCCACCTGAGCCGGAACCCCAATCCGAGCTGCAATCTGAGCTTTCCGTAGATCCTAGGATATATGATTGTATTCCTAAGAAAACTATGGGCGGTATTGGTGAGAACAAATGCCGCATATATCTACGAAGACGCTTCGGATATGATTTTAATACATGTCGTCCGGTTTTTTTGAAGAACCCCAAAACAGGATATAATTTGGAACTGGATTGTTACTCCCCAGAATTGCGACTGGCTGTTGAATATCAGGGACCTGATCATTATCCACACATGGGTATTAACAGATATGGCAAATCAGTCGCTCAACAGATGTATCAACTTCAAAAAGACAAGTTCAAGTTGGAGATGTGTAACCGAATGGGTGTTTGGTTGATTACTGTGCCATATACTGTTGATTTAAATGATGTTGGTGATTACATTGAGGCTCGGTTACCACCTCATTTAGCAGCGTTGCCATTTGCATATTAATACCATCATACAACTGATACAGTTAATTGGAATTTTAAACATAAATGGCTTTGAATTCAGACGTTAATCTTAATCTGTTCTTAACTTCATGTTTATGTCAAAAACAGAATGAACAATATACACATGTAGATATTATCAGACAGAGACATTATAATGTAACTACAGATAAATATCAGGAGTTTATGCTCACATTATGTGAGGCTGTAGACAATGGTAATTATCATTCCATTGCAGAGAAGCCAATCGATAGCATTCCTGTTATTGCCCAGGTAAGACTCAAATATGAATCTCAGCCTGATATTGGTTATACAGAATCTTTTGTTAATAACCTAATATATATCTATCAAACCACGATGGTGGAATTATTGGAAATTATGGATACTAATAACCCAATGGAGATGATCTGTTTTATGTTAGAGATGGACACCTCAAGCGGTGACTCGGAATACATTCACACGCGAGACGGATATGAATACCAATTTAATCTCCACTTTCCATATTGTAGGTTAGAGAAGACCGCTCTACAATATTTTCAAACTAAAATCCGTGAGAAAATAATTCGGTTCAATCTTCCTGGTATGTTAAGCATGTTAACGATCAACAATCCACAGGAGATTATCAAGTGGAATTATTATGAAGTTCCCATGATTATGTATGGAGGTGTCATTAACAAGAATGATCGGCCATTAACTGGAATTAAATGTTATGGATGTATTGATCTACCATCCTTACAGGATGGTTCAGTAGCTCCTATTGAGGATATTGGTGATTACATCGAATATGAGTATTATAGCCGTGTGTATAATGGAATTTTTGGAGTTGATGTATTTGCAGATGTTTCCAAGAAGTTAGTATGGTTGCCTATTTTATTCTCTAATGACTTTATGCAAAGAGTTACCATTGCCAAACCAAGGCAGATGTCTCGTAATATTGCCTATGTTGAGGATACTACTATTGTACGGGAGGATGTTGAAGCTTATGATCACCTGATAAATAACATCTTACCACTACTCAGCGATCTTCGGTTTGTGAATCAGTGTTATTGGAAGGATATCGGTAAAGGTCTATATCATATTAGCCGAGGTAGGCAGGATGTATTAAATGAATGGTATCGAATTACAGTTGATGCGAAAAATCGGATTAAATCGGGTAGATCGCGAGTTTCTTCCGATAAAGCCTATTTAATTAATCCAGATCTCTGTGAGGAAATCTGGGAGACGTTCTATGAGTTTGGAACTGATGGTATCACTGATAAGACCATAAGATGGTATGCGCGTGAAGATAACCGCACTGAATACGATGCTGTTATGAGACCCATATATGAACAGTTCTACGATCGAGCACTTACTCTAAAAGGTGAGGATGTTGCTAATGCATTCTACAATCGATACATGTTTGATTTCATGTATGAACCTGGAGCGGGTAAAAGCGGTCTTTGGTGGTCATATGAGCGACATACATGGATTATTGATAAGGAGCATATGAAGCTTATGGATAGGATGTCAAAGGAGTTTGTTCAGTCTCTTAATAGCTATCTAACACGGTTAACAAGTTTATCAACACAGGTTAATGGTGTTGAGCATCAGGATATTCAGAATAAGGTCAGGGAACTTAACAAACTCATTGGTAACTTCAAAGAGGATTCATTTATGGAACGTATTACGAGATCGCTCAAACGTAAATATCGAGTTGAAAACTTTGACAAAGTTAGGGATGAAAATATCCGACTTACAGTTTGCAACAACGGTGTTATCGAGGTATTTCCAGATTCCAAGACCTTTGATGATTATAGCTTTTTCCGTAATGGTAAACCGGAAGATTTCTGCACTTTAAATACTCATAACAACTTCCCTACAGATTCATCCAAAATGCTTTTTAAAGATAGACTTCAACAACTTGATCGTTTCTTCGAACAGCTATTTGTGAAGTTACCTAAGGAAAAATATGATAACAAGGCACTCGCTAAGGATTACCTAAATGATCCATCACGAAGGTTGAAATTATGGATAGCCTGCTGGCGAGCAACATTTCTCATCGGTAACAATGAACAGAAGATAATGGTAGATCTATACGGTAAAACCCACACTGGTAAATCACAATTTGTAAAGCTAATCTTCCTTATGTTCGGTGATTATACTATCAAAGGTAATAACAAGCTTACTATCTATAACAGTAGAGATATGGGCGGTGACGGACCTTCAGCTAGTAAAGCTCGTCAACGCGGTCGTAGAGGAGTATGTTATGATGAGATGAGTTCACGCGCCCCAGTAGACAGTGCATTTTTTAAACGCGAAACAGGTGGTGATAGTGCCAATAAACGTGATCTGTTTGAAAAAGGTATGGACATGACTGATATGAAACAACAACATAAGATATTCTGCACCTATAATAAGTATCCACCCGTTAACGATGCGGATGACGAAGCCTTCTGGGATCGTAAACGGGTAGTTTGCTTCAAAACTAAATTTTTACCAGATAATCATAAGGATATACCACAAACACCAGAAGAGCAGAGACTGAACCGTATCTATGTTCGAGATCCCAATTTTGAACAGACTCTTCGTCAATTGTCATCTGTAGCTTTATGGGTGGCATTTCATGATTACAAAGTGTATGCTGATAATTTCATCAAGGGTATGCCAGACTGTGTCGAAATTACAAATGCAACATCAGCCTATCGTATGGTAGCTGATTATTACATGGATTTTATTGAATACGGACTTGAGAAAAGTCCCGGTTCAAAAATCAGCTGCAGTCGAATGTATAAGCATTTCACTTTTTGGTATGGGCTTCGCTTTCCTAAAAGCCGACCACCAAGTGAAATTGATTTCCGTCAAGCAATGGATAACAAGGGATACACACCTGAAAACTTTAACTATTATGGTTTTGTTCCTAAATCCTTAGAAAACCTCAAAGGTGAAGACGAGACTGAAGAAAACGAATAATCAGATAATAAATAGCAGTAATTACTGCTATTAGTTAGAATAACTCATTCATAGAATGAAGCGTTATATTTTTGGATACTTGGTTCCATTGCTGGAGATAATTTTATTCTTTTTGGACACGGTTCCTGGTCTTCTTCCTGGTCTTCTTCCTGGTCTTCTTCCTGGTCTTCTTCCTGGTAAACGTTAAAATCAACTCCGATACTTGTTCCGATGTATTCGAGATATGTTTTTGCGGATGTTTCAAGGAATTCGATAATGTTCATACATGTTTCAAGTAGTATATGAATGACATCAAGGGTTAGTAAGACGATGAGCGTTGGTGCTGCTAACAATAACAGAATACCTATATCAATCATTCTATTTTGAGCAACTGTTAAAAATAATATTAACGTTACTGTTGAAATCGTAATGAATAACATATTTGTTTATGTATTTTTTTATTAAAATTATTCAATTAAATTAATAGGTGTCCACGTATCTCTCCAATCGGGTAATGATGAAAGCAATGGTGTTTCATTAATTTGGGATAGAAAGAAAATATATGCCAAGATTTCCTGTTTAAAATTATTCACATCTTCGGGTTTCGTAAATGATGAGATAATGAGGTCGAAGGCGTTCGGATCTGAAATGTACCCTTGTCCAATAGCCAACAAAGCACCGGCGAGAATGTCCATATTCTTACCTTTTAACCATTGGTTGGGAATATTAAGAACCTTACCAATGAGTTGTTCATCGTTTTGAATGATACTTTCTGGGCTAATCTGATGTATACTTCGGATTAGGCTGGCTTTAAGCTGATCTCTAGCAACCACTTCGGGAGAGCGTTTCTGATGTCTTAACATTTTAAGTATATCAAAATTTATTTGTTGAGTTGTTCTGGCGTATCTGTCGATAAGAGTTCAGGAAACTGTCGTTCTAATTCCTCATATATCTTGGAGGGTGTTTGTTTGTAGAAGTTGTTTGGATTTCGATACAATTCCTTGATCATGATCTTGACCGCCTGTGAGTCTTTTCGTTTCGCAACCTCGTATATATTCAGTCGGTAGATACTGTATACGAGAATATCACACAGGATATACATTTCAAGAAAGTAGAGATAATCTTTCCATATCTCTCCTTGAAATGCTTTGGGTAGAATTTCTTCAATCTTTGGTGGGTTATTTTCGAAGTATTTCAAAGCAATGTATAAACATGAATAGGATAGGAGAATGCTTCTGTTATATGCGATATCTTTCTCTGAGAGGATATTGGAACACACTGGAAACTCAGGTTGTGTAGGCACATTACCATTCTCATGAATGAAACATCGGTCAATAAGATCCATGGTTAGAAACATCACCCGATGTGAATAATATCGTTTGCTTTTCTTAATATCCTGTTGGTTAGTGTTATAGTATTGTTGGATGAGTTTTGTCATTGCCGTGTTTCGAAATTCCAATTGATCTGGTGTAAGATTTAAATAATACGGGTGTTCTGAATATGTCTGTGGAGTATCGATTCGATTATCTTGAATCATCTTTGTGTGGTCTTTAAAGAACTCATGTTTGAGAAGTTCTGTTGGAGTAGGGCGAATATAATCAAGTATAAGCATTTTACCTATAAGATTACATACTCCATCAATGTTAAAATTAATCGGAACATTCGATTTATGTTGACTGAGGATAGTTTTGAGTCGTTTCTCTGGTGGTGTGCGTATCTTAAGTTTGTTGGAATTGGGATATCTTCGTAGGTTACAGTTAGGATATTTACCACTTTCAATGTGTTTTATGAATGGTAGAACATTATCAAGACGTTGAATAAGAATCTCATCAGTGATATCACTTTCAATAGGGTCATCAAGATCAAGAAGTTCATTACCAACTAGTAGATAATAAAACATAATTCCAGCACTCCAGATATCAACTCCTTTACCATAATGGGGGCATTTTGCAACAACCTCCGGTGCTCGATAATAAGATGTGATAACTTTATATTCAACGGGACGCTTTTCAATATCTACATGTTTGCTATTTCCGAGATCGCTAATTTTTACCGTTACCGTTTCATCAAAATTGTTATCATCCCAATATATCAACAGATTTTCAGGTTTGACATCCAGATGAATGATATCATGATTATGTAAGAATTCAAGTGCAAGTAGAAACTGTGCGAAAAGTTTAGGTAAATGTGGATAGATCCTTTCTTTAAGTTTTGGAATCTTGTAGATATCATGAATATTACCACGTGCCTTTTCCATTACCATCCATATTTTGTCTTCTTTTTGCCGATCTCCAGGTGGTGATAACCGCGCCTGATCTGCGAACGGATTACTGTTATATATATACTTGATCTTAACGATAAACGGATGATCCAAGGACAGAATTAATAAGTCCAACTCGCGAAGAGAGCATACGAAATCTCCACTGTGATATAAAAACATACGTTTAACCGCATAATCATCACCATGCATTGATTTTACAGCATAAACCCGTCCGAATGTTCCAGAACCTAATCGTGTTATCATTTTAAATCCGACTGTTGCATCTTCAGCCATTTTATTTGTTCGATAAACGCTTTAAATAAAAGTTACTTTTTTATACATATAAATGGATACAAGTACAATATATTTGATAGCATTATTGATAGGTTTATTGTTTATCATCGTTCTTTATGCTTTGCTAAGTATACCACATCGTACAGTTACAGTGGGTAAATATCTTGTTCTTGATTCTGAACATTTATGTACAACTCTACCTATCTGTTTCTTCCAAAATATTGAATCACCGTATTCATCAATCTTGTTTAGACCACCTAACTTAGATCCTAACAACTATGTGGGACCCAATAGAGATAAAATTGCAGATGAATTATTAGGTGCTGCTTCATTATACCCTAACGAAGCTCTCGTTGTATATGGCATGTCTCCAAATTGTGGCTACTGGTCTTTTATTCCATACTTATTTCGTCGGTCACCATCTTCACCGACTGTATTTACATCTTTAAGTGATGGTGTTAATAATTATATGTTACCAGCTAACTTTCATAATTCAACAGGGGGGCAGTATCCATTCGTAATCATTGCTACTCGTAACCGTGTAGTATATGATCTGGAATTGGAATTTGTTCTGAAAGCATTACCGGCAGGTCAAACAGTAATTCCAATTTTCTTTCCAGATGTTGTTGATGATATTACTCAAGTAGCCTTGGTAGGTCGTGCAACATTGTTTGCAGATCAGAAATTGCTCCGCAAATATATTGACAACTCCGGAATTGTTGCCTATAAGGTTTCATATACAGATGTTCCATTTGTTCCTGTGCCTGTTAGTATCTCCATTCAAAATTTACAACCTAATGGGATAAAATTGCGAACTTTACCTACATATCCGAGCGAGGAATCAATTGCTGGTGATTTTCAGGACTATGTTCGAGCGACTATTGCAAATTATACAATCATCAGTAATATACCTATATTTCGATTTCTGCAGGATGTGCTTGGAATCCCATATAATAATGGCTATCAATGTTTGGAGAATGATATTCTATGCCACGGTGATAATCGACAAAGTTATTACAGTCAAAGTGATATTTTCAATGCTGAGGCTGGTAGACGTATTTTAATTGTGGCTGTAAACCATTCTGCATATGGGCGAGGTATTTACTCTCAAGTTAGTATTTATGACAGCGATCGTCAATATGGATTGTCAAGTTTAAGTAAACTACCTTCAGACCCTCTCTTTTATTATTTTATTTGGGATATTGAAAAAAATGGTAATTATGTCTTGGCTGAAAGATCATATGTTCAGATGCCAGCTGCAGTGGGTCCCGATGCAAATACAATAATCCCAGCTTTTGCATATATCGTTGAATAATTAAAAAAAAGTTTATACCCAATTGGGTATAAAATAGTGTTAGACGAATGAACGGCTAATTACTTAGAAACCTCCTTCTTCCTCTTCCTCTTCTTCTTCCTCACTAGGAACAGCGGGAATAAGTTGTTGTTTCGAGGGGGATCTCAATTTACCTCCCTGGCCACGTGGAATGCGAACAGGTACTTGACCGGTACGATGAACTGTTGTCACACCCGATTGTGGGAAATATTCCCCTTCTCCATTGCTTTGAACAGGTGAAGTTCCTCTACTACTTGAAGAGAGTGACGATGAACGAGATCTCCTAGAGGGTGATAGGGAATGAACGCTCAATGGTGGAGATGGAGATCGGCTAGTTTGTACAACTGTAGGAATCTCACCCTCTTCTTGGAGAGAGATTTCCTCCTCAGGAGTGACAACAGTGGATGCCATTGAACCACGTCGTGGGTGGATATTATGTTTTTGAGGATAGCCGAGTTGTTCATCAACCTTGAACGATGTTCGCCCCATGGGTTTGGTAGTCAAGGCTTTACGGATATCTTCTGCAGTTCCACCAACTACTCGGTTTCGTTTAGTCAAAGCATTAGGTAAAGTGCCCAATTTACTCACAGGACTGGAACGAGCGGAGCTTCTTCGGTCACTAGGGACATAAGCGGAATAATTTTGAAGATTTGCGTTGATTATCTCAAGTTCTTGATCAGTCAATCCTTCTGTAAGTTGGTTAATAGCCTGTTGATCACCTTGTTCATAAGCTAATTTGAGTTGTTCCATATAAGTCTTATCACCAACCTTAATAGGTCGTCCAGTTTCTGGACTTTTAACATATAACATCTGTCTAATTCCAGCTTTTTGTTGTGCCTTTTGTGCTTTGGATGCTTTCGCTTCTGCTTCCAGCTCTTCTGCAGTTCTGTAATCCTCAGCGGGTAAATTACGGAGATAACCTGGGTTTTCACTGAGAAGTTTAAGATATGCGGAACCTCCAACATCGATCCATCGTTTGCTGATGGGTGAATAAACTTTCTTACCGAAATATCCATTGTCGACAGCTGTTCGGAGAATCTTTGAATACTCCACAGCATTTTCAACTGGACGACCACTTTTATCTTTAACCTGACCAAGGAAAGAAATCAAAATATCTCGATATAATTTTTCTCCTTGTTTTCCATTTACCAATGTAACCATGCGTTTTCCAGTTGCATCCTTCAAAATCTGTGAGAACTTATCACCACCGAATGAAATTTCAGTTCCCACCCATTTGCCATTTTCAATTCTCATCGTATGAGGATTAAGAACCTTAATTGCACTTTGAGCAGGAGAAAGTGAACCTCGACTGGGAGAGGCAACAGATCGGCCTCCAGCATGTGCCAGCTTGAGACTCTCTCTTCGCACACTACCTTCTCCCAAAACACTTTCAAATTGTTCATAAAGCCAGCGGTAGTTTGCGCGGAGTTTACTACCTCTACCGGTATCATCCAATAAATATAATCTATCTCTATACGCCCTGCATGGGTTTAGCAAATAAGGTCTCACAATAACTTCACCATCTTTCTCTTCTTTTCTAAAAACTACTGGATAAGTTTTCGTGTTGATCGTATTAAACATGAGATCGGTATTTCGAATACTGGCATCGGGGCATAAGATCTCATTAATTCTTGGTTGCTTATAACCAAGATCTTGTAAATCCTCAATAGCATGTTGAAGCATTTCTTCGGAATTATACACGTGTTCTTTACCTTCTTGTTCATTTATGGCGGATAGTGTTAAAGCTCCTTCAAAGGTAGTTAAACCTAAAAACAACGCCTTCACAGCTTTGGGGGTCAGGACATACTCATCCTCGTCAGTTGAACGTAGTGGACTTCTGCGACTCATTTTTATTACCGCAGAAAAAAAACTTGCGTGTTTTTTTTCCAAAAAACGGTATTTTTGATAAATTAACTTTTAATAACATCTTAAAGCATCAACATGTCGTTATTAGTGAAATGGATATGGGAGTGTAACGAAAACATCTTAATTCAGGGACTTAATATCCAATTACAGCTTTTGAAGGAACAGAAGGATAAGAAGGAACTTATGTTAACTCTTATCGGTGCGAGTGCCAAGGCGTGGAGTCAGAATAAGACAACTGATCAATATCGGATATTCACAGATCTATTAGAGGTGTATCGAACCAATGTTGCTGAATTTGATCGTCTCCCGTGGTTTACAGAAATTCTCGAATATTCACACACTATCGATGTACCATTAGTATATTCATTGGCATATATCGACTATCTACAGGTAGCTCTTGAACTTGTTAGCCGTGATGATATTAAAGCATATAACTTAATGTCTCGATTGAATAAGGTGTTACCAGATCAACCGATTGATATGTATTATCAGGTATACAATTATGGATTGGAGTTACAATCGCATCGGTATACGGAATCTTTTGAACCTCTACTACGTCAGCAAATTATTGACCGTGTAGAACCTATTGAAAAACCTAGCTATGTATTGGATGAGTTTCTTCCTGAAACAGAATATGAACCAGAATTGGAAGGTGTTGTTATTAATCCATATTTATTATCATCTGCAAGCGAGATTTTGGGTTTGGGTATGTCCAGAGAACAGGCCGCTGAAATGGTCGAGAACTACCAGAACTCAAATCCGTTAGATACATCGCTGACAAAGAATATTTCCAAGATTGTGAGTAGATACAAGTTGTCATCTGATGAGGAGTTATTCAAAAGATATGGTCCCGTGAACACTCTCGTATCTGACCGGCTCGATATGGATCATAAGTGTAGTGACTATGGAGGTTGTAGAATGTTCCTGTGCACATGTATGGAAGGAAACAAGTATCTTGATTATGAAGACTGTGACAGTGATTGGTTTTACCATATGTGTCAATGGGATATGAAGTTTATCCCATCAAGATCATGGGCGTGGAGAATTCCACTTCCTATCGGTGGCTGGAGAGGATGTTATTGTTCCGAAGAGTGTGCTCGAAACGCAGCCAGCACTGTGGTGGAGCCAATTATGGGCGTGCAACATAATAATCTTACCGAAGAGGAAGTGGAGAACATCTATGCATCTTTAACACTTGTTATTCACAATGGTATTAATGCAATGGCACGCGATCTTAAACGGATCGGGGTGTATGATCGGAAAGAAGTGCTTGGAAAGATTGACACAGTCCACCGAGAAACTGTTTATCATTCAGGACATGATGAAAGTGGATTGTCGTTACCTCCAGATATTGAGAATGAATACCTATGGTCACAAATATATCCAGGTCGAACTACGTTATTATCATCTTCACGAGATGGTGAAGATGTTACAGAACGTAGTTCGAAGTTAAATGATTTACATGCAACTGATTATTTGGATGTATTTTTATGAAACAAAAGATACTTTTTGTAATCGAACAAAATGGGTGCCGAACCAACCAGTGATATGCTACGAGAATATTTGAAGGATTTTGAACCAGCTCTTCAGGAACAGGTTATTGAACGTGTGACTATGAAAGGATATCATCAAACAATCATCTATTATTTATCCAAGTTTGACAGAATTTTTCAGCATATTGCTGGCCGTCTGGAAGTAGCAAGGATCCATGCAGCTACACCTGGAGATCTGGATACTTACCTGGAATTAATGCGACCGCATATGAAACGAATTGCAAATAAACTGCAGGTAGATAACCCCAGTGGTAAGGTTACATTGGATTTAACTCAACCGGACTATACAATTACTGTTAAAAAGATGGCAGATGATTCCCAGAAGTATCTTAAACAAGATGAACCTAATGACACGTGGACATTCCTGTTCAATAATAGGAAGGTGTTGCAGTCTGTAATTGATCATTCTCTGGATCTATATCACAACTATCACAGTATTTCTGTAATGCGAGTTATCTATCTTACCAAAACTACTCTTGATGGGGATATAATTGAGCGACCGCAGTTTGTATTTCTGCGAATGGCAGCTCAGTTTTATTCAGACACATCAGTAGATGCGGTTATTACCGCATATCAACAGATGGCACACTTTCAATATGTTCACGCATCACCAACCATTTTTAATGCAGGAACTACTATTCCACAAATGTCAAGTTGTTTTCTACAAACTATTTCAGACACGACTGAATCCATTGTGGATACATATAAGAGTGTAGCACTTATTTCACGTTCAGGTGGTGCCAATGGTGTATCGCTGGCTGAAATTCGATCTGGCACTCGAATCGGTCTGAATGGTTTTAGCACCGGTGCTAAGATGGAAGCGAAGGTTCTGGATTCTATCACCACACAGTTCAATCAACAGGGACGCCGTGCCGGTGCCACTCAAGTGTCACTGCCCATCTGGCACGTGGACATTCCGGTATTCCTAACACTCTTTGACCGCACTGGTAAACCGGGTGAGTTTGTGGAAAACCTCTTCTGGAGTATTATGACTACACGTTTATTCCTCCGAAGATCTCGAAATAATGAGGAATGGTCATTATTCTGTCCCAGTGAGACACCTATGTTACTCAAAACACATGGTGAGGAATTTAACAAGTGGTATCTGGAATATGAAAAACAGGGGCTTGCCAAGATGACAATAAATGCTCGAGTTCTCCACCGAAACATTTCCAAACTGCGTAAAGACACAGGTATGCCCTTTATTTCATTATGGGATACAGCCAATGGTAAAACCAATCAATCCAATATTGACGACGGTATTATCAAGACTTTCAACCTGTGTATGGAAATTGCACAGGTTTCAGGTAAAGGCCGAATTCCAAGCTGTAATTTAAGCAGCACATGTTTACCCGCGTTTCTAACTCTGGATGCTAACAACAAGGTATCGTTTGACTGGGGTGAATATGCAAACGCTATTCGAGCACAGGTAAGAAATCTCAATAAGGTGATTGAAAAGAACTACTACCCCACACCAGAAATCCTGGCTTCAAATCTGGAGGTAGCACCTATTGGTATTGGCACACAGGGGTTTGCAACATTACTGGCAGAGATGGATATTGCTTTTGACAGTGTGGAAGCGCTGGAACTGTCTGAGAAGTTACAGGCATGTGCATACTACAACGCTCTTCTGGAGTCAATGACCCTTGCTAAGGAACGTGGCTACCCATACAAGGGCTTTACGGGATCACCTTTCAGCAAGGGAATCCTTCAGTTTGACATGTGGTCGGAAACATTAAACGCCCGACCTGTAGTGGAGCCGCACCAATGGGGACAGGAAAGTAGCTGGCAAACACTTCGGGAACAGATCATGATTCACGGTGTGGTTAACTCACAGTTGACCACATCGCAACCAACAGCAAGCTGTGCTCAAATTCCCGCTTTTAAGCGGTGTGGCAAGGTATTTTCAGGCGTGTCAGAAGCCTGGGAACCGTTTTATGGAATGCTCTTCAAACGTAAAACTATTGCTGGTGAGTTCATCGTCAGTAATCAACATCTACAAGAAGATCTGAAAAGTATCAACCTGTGGACGGATGATGTTATTAACTTCATTCGCAAAATGGATGGAAGCATTAAAGGTATTTCCAGTCTTTTCATAAACCTACCCGAAGAGATTCAGAAGCGACTCATGTTTCTGGAAGATAAATACAAGAACGCATTTGAGGTCCGGCAGAAGTCAGTTCTCAATCAAGCTGCAGCTCGCGGTCGATATATTGACGCATCCCAAAGCACCAATCTATCCTGGAACAATATCTCCGAAGACAAGATTATGGAAGCAGATTATTATGCCAGTGATTTGGGACTTAAAACCCTCGGTTATTACACCAGAAGTAAAGCAGCTGTTAATGCCTTTAAGATAACCCTAGTTGAAAAGCCATCCACAGAAAGTATTCCCGTGCAATCTATCGAGCTAAATCCCGAGGTAGCACCTCTTTGCACCCGAAGTGCAAACTGTCTCGCATGTACCTAAATGTTTAGTTTAATGTGGTTAATTAACCACATTACCCAACAACAAACTTACCATTTCTTGTATTTCCAAACAGCAAAGGCAATAATCAGAATCAACAAGATAAACAACACAATTCCAACACCCACCCAAACACTCGCTCCACCTGATGCATATGTGATTGGGGTGGTAGCAGCAGCACCTGTTGAAGGAGCGGTAGGTGCTTGTTGAGCAGCAGCAGTAGCAGCAGTTAAAGGTGCTTGTTGAGCAGCAGCAGTTAAAGGTGCTGGTGTTCGCAAACTGGCAACAACCACATTGTTGCCCATAAGAGGTTTATTGGTTTCAGCGTCAAAATAACTGTATGTTCTACAGTTGGATTGAACCAATAGATTGGCCTTCTCATCTGGAGTGAAATTGGCAGAAGAATCCACAAAGATATTACATGTGGGGCCGGTTCCAGCGATAACCTTAGTAATTGGCTTACCAGTTAATGGATCTCGTAACCAGTGAATAATCTTTTCCTTGCAGTTAGTTCCATCTGAGAACAGGGAATTAGCACAGTGAGCAGTGCAGGCACTTTTCAAGGAACCATATTTAATATCCTCATGTAGACATCCACATAAAAATGCACCGACAGTGTTGGGACCATTATCTTTAATCTGACACAATCCTTGACGCACTCGTGCCTTCAAGGATTGACTTTCACTTTCAGAAAGACCTGCCACATCAAGTCGAAGTTTACCGATAATTCTAGCTACGCTTAAATCATGGATATCACGTTCCTGATATTGTAGCAGAGACTCGATTATACCTAGTAATTCATCAACCTTTGGCAGGTGTTCAAATGAGCTTGACGAACGTCGCTTTGATGGAGTACGGATATTCATATTCAAAAATGAGGAAGAAATTGCAGTGTCCGATGCGTTAGACATTTTAAATGTTAGCAAATTTTTTTTTCATACTTTTGCACTAATTAGTGCAAAATAACTATACGGTATATAATTGTTACAATAATATGTGTTTGATTAAAATGGTTATTTAATGTAAGTAGTAATTTACTTCTGTTCATATTGTTTAACTTTATATGTTTTCATTTCTGAAAGAAGCTTGACTAAGGCAGTTCCAGAAATACTCACGTCAACAGTGGGACGGTATAACATCGTATGTAAGGTATACTTGTATTCCTCAATAGCAGGCTGTGTGGAGTTAGGATATTTCACACTCATAATATTTCGAACAACTTCATTGATAGTTTTGTAATTTGACAAGTTAATACTTTCCTGATCTACCTTGATTAGGAGTTGTTGCAGAAACTCCTCCAAGACATTGATAACACCAAGATAATTGTTGTCATAATTGACATAAGGATCATAACTAATCACATACTGTGCAAATGTTTGATTAGGATCCATACTACCCCACACCTCAGGTAGTGACAGTTTCTCTCCCTGTTTTCCAGGCAGAACTGATTGTAGAATCAGAAAGATATTAACTGCTCGTCCCCATGGGGAGGTAACATCCAAACCATATTGCTTCACAAGATCTGGCCATGTCAGACTATACACATCGGGTTCCATCAGGCGGGTTTCAAGTAATTGCAGATAACGATGAAGCAATGAGGAATTATTACCTCTAATACGCAAGCGCCACTGATAATCCACAGAAAGAATCTTGGCTGTTTTAACATCACTCGGATTGGAATCATCCACAAGTAACAATGCCTCACCACGCATATGGGCTGTTTCACTTTCCGAAACAGATCCCGTGATCAGATACTTATTTGCTTGACTAAAATCGAGAGCTTCTGGCTTAAGAGTAAAGGGAAGTTTCGTAACAGCACCCTTAAAGGGGCCAAGCGGCATCGTCTTCTGTTCATACAATCCATATTTGTTAGCGAAGCTCACATTCTGGTTGCTGGGGGATACCATGTTGATAACATGCACCGCGTCAGAGTTTACCTTGTTTGTGAACAACTCATCCAGTGGTGTGCCGCCCAATTGTAAGTAAATGTTTAAATATGTTTCGCCAACACCATTGAACCGACTTTGGGTCGCATCAAACCTACTGTTTGTAGAGAAGTAGACAGTTCCGTTATATTTGAAAATTCTAACAACAGTACCTTCATATGCTGGATACATGCGTGTATCAAGAAGATTGAACGTGAGTTGTTTACCAGCAATCGAATTTACGTTCAAGTATGAACCGAATGCAAACAGTTCACCTTCAACAACCAAGGGTGTGTATTGGTAATCGTTAACCAACACGGTATCCTCACTTGGAGTTTTTCCCAGAGCAACAATTACACCACGTAAGTTTTTGTATCTGTTTGGAGGCTGAGCTTGATTTGGGAGCGACATATAATCCGTATATTGGATAGGATTGTAAGACACCATTGCCAAGTTGTTAACTATGTCACGAGTAATATGAATTTGTTGTTCTTTGTAGTTAAAATTCAACAAGGCGGCAAGACGGCGTCGCACTTCATCGTTGGTAAGTTTCACCATTTTATAAACCCACAAAATGTAAAGTGTGTTTAATGTAAAAAATATATAAAAACAATCAATTTTGAGATAATTTACTTATTGGATTTGAATTGTCATCACAAACCAGATTTGGACAAAACATAAGTGGATTTAAACTACACACTACAAATCGCTGTTTAAAATATAATAAGGTTCCAAATAAAACAATTGAAGTTAATATTAAAATAATGATTACGATCAGTAAACCAAAACTTCCATCCTTTTCATCAGCTTCATTACTTGTATCATCCATATTTTATTCATACAGAAAATGAGCATTGTACTTCGAAATGTTCTGGTGAATACTATCCGACAGCAACAACATGCAAATAACTACCCCAGTGAACAAATCAAACCCGTTCAGCGAAAATTTCTCACCTCTGAAGCTTTAAATGGTAACATTCGGGTTATTGAAACATCTGAAACAGTCATCAAAATATACCAACCAAATCACAGTGGTAAGTGCATGTGGTGTAGAAACGATGTTCCTGAAACAGAAAATATCGGTATACCCATAAGTCTTAAAAACACCGAAGGTGAAATAATCATTAAAACAGTTGGGACTTCATGCTGTTTTGAACATTCAGCTGCCCTCATTTTACGTTCATACAACTGGAATGTTAATTATCGCAATACAGCTGAAACCAACAGTTGGTATATATGTCAACTGTTGTATAATTTAATATATCCAGGTAAGAAATTACTTCCCGCCCCTGATTATCAAATTGTTGTCAACAATACCCCTAAAGCCCTCGCTGATGCTAACAGTAAATTTATTCCAATCCCAGGTGTTAGACTTATTCAAAGTGAATATGAATATCAAATGACACAACTGACATAAAAATAGTAATTTCATACATAAAATGGTTAATTTATACATTCTGCTTGGACTTCTTATCGCCTTGTATTTTTGGCGGCCAGCAGGTGCAGAAACAGCCACCAGAAATGGCAACGTAATCACAATCCCCTATAAATACAAAGACAAAATGTATAAGGTTTACATACCTTACAACTCCATGAACGCCTCTCGAGGCATACGATACCTTACACCCACCCGAGAAGATATGGAATATCACCCAGGAATTGTCTCACCAATAACCGCCAAAGACTTTGGATACTCACATATAACTACGGTATCCCGAGGACAGGAAACAATCGTTGACCATATTTAATTCCTTACCTTAAGCGTGAAATTTCACGCTTATGTCAGTGATTACACCATAGGAATAACCTCCACCTTCACATTGTTAATATAGAAATCTGGACACGATTCATCAGCTGGTTGAACTATTTTTGGTAACGTCTTGTCAGCACACAAAACCGAAGGACAGAAAGGGTTATAATTCTGTAAACATTCTTCAGCATTGGATCGATAGATTAACATTAATACCAACAGAGCAATGTTTAATACCGACATGATAATCACTAGACCAATAAGTAATATTGAAGCCATTTTTAACAGCACATATTTTTATTCGATAAACTCTAATTTCACACGTCGACACGGTATTGACACAAACGTTGAATCTGGAACAGGCATATCTGCAGCCAACTGTGAAATATATGCAGCCATTGACGATGAATAACCAACTTTAGAAATACATTCAGCGACATTACTTGTGAACTTTTCCATATCTATCACTAGTGGGATATCTATGTCACATAATGAACTTGACAACCGATATTCAAACAATGACCGTAAGTGACTAAGTTCATAACCATTTAATGGATTTGGTAGCTTAGCACGATCCTTAACCCATTTCAAAGCTTTAACGGGTCCCATACCATCAATACCTTGATTATAATCACTACCCATTATCAGGATCATATCAATAAGCTGATCATGGGATATACCCAAACTATTCAAGATCTCATTCCGAGACACCTCCTCAATTTTTAACATCTGTGTTCCCTCCTCATCATCAGATTCATAGGGACCCCACTTTGTTATCAAAATGGGAACTCCATAAACCAAGAAGTCACTATCTGTCGACACAACCGCAGATGCAAACCCCTCAATAACTAAAGACGCACAAAGATCATCTGCCTGAACTAAACTCTTCACACATGGAATACCCAACTTCGTAAAAAAGGTGAATATCATCTCCACATCACATGGGAGTAAATTACAGTCATTCTGTAACAGTTTTTCAATCTCCACCAGCTTATTACGAGTCCGTTCCAATGCCGGTGTCTCCTCCCACTCCTTTAAAGCATCTGCTATCTTCTGTTTTCGTTTAAGTTTTTCCTCTCTCCGTTTTGCCAATCTTAATTCCTTCTCCGGAGGTGGAGCACCATCAAATATCAATACAGGAGTAACACCTGCTTCGATACATGCTTTAACCATGTTAAATATATTCTTCAATATTTCTCGATATCGCATGTTTGTATCAACAGTAATTCCACGAACGCAATGCCGATGTGCTGTTCGAAGATATGTATGTATCCATACAGAAATATCGAATACTAATCTTTTACCACGATACTTATTTAGGTATGTGTTAGTGAATGCATCGGGAAAACGTTTCCTTAAAAAAGAACTTAAACCATCAACTCCCATGTTTAAAGAATGGCAAGTAGAAAACTTGTTCTGCTCACCGGAAATAAAAGTGGCTCTGTGTTTAATCACGTTGTTAACCAAAAACAACAATCAATTAAAAGAGATGAACTATCCATCTCTATGAATATAGCTCTAGATAAAATCGAAGTACTCTGGAATAAATCCACTTTCAATGAATGTATTGATGACGTTGTAGATATTATGGACACATATGCACTTTCAACCCACACTAAAGACAATATTGAAAAGGTTGTGTCCGCAGATAAAGAGTTCTTTACCCGACTGTATCACAAATACCTTCTCAAATATGGTGATGGATATCCACCTCAACTACCTTCACAACAACCAGTGACACAACAACAACAACCAGTGACACAACAACAACAACCAGTGACACAACAACAACAACCAGTGACACAACAACAACAACCAGTGACACAACAACAACAACCAGTGACACAACAACAACAACAACCA